CGGCCATCCAAAGGGGATGATTTATGAATATGATTAGAGATATACCGTGAAAAATCAAGCGGCAGTAGAACTCGGAAGGCTTGGCGGTCTTAAGGGGGGGAAGGCTCGTGCAGCAGCATTGAGCCGCGAAGAACGTAGGCGAATTGCACAAAAAGCGGCTGAAACTCGCTGGAGGCCAATACCTTTAGCCTGTCCTTTTTGCCATGACAATAATGTTAACTTTGAGGAACTCGATAGAAATGAGTTTTCTGTAATGTGCCTTAATTGCGGGATTATTGGTCCAGTTGCAAACACCAAAGAAGACGCCATTAGAAAGTGGAATGGACAATCTCCCCCCCCCAATATGCCAATAGCATAAGAGTAAATGACTAAAGCTGTGACATAATTGCACGGCGAATGAGCTTGATCGACAATTTGTCTATCGAACTCAATATCAACCAAAATGAAGGGCAGACCAGGCAGTAACCGTGAGGGTATTATGGTAAAATCAATAGTATTGATGGTTTTAGTAATATTAATCGTATTGTCTGGAACGGCTTATTATCTCAGTAGGAAAAATGCTGAATCTTATTCTATATTGATTCCAAGTCCAATTAGATCAAACGAAATTGAAATTCATGGGAATGTTTTTACAGCCATGGATGAAGACCATGTTGGAATCCATATAAGCAGAACCTATGACAAGATAACGATTTGTGGGAACCAAATAGATGAAAAAAAAATAACCGCGGACGTTTTCGAAATGGAAAAGCAAACCAAACCAGACATCCCACGATACCGCAAAATGGTATCCGAATCCGATCTTGATCCGGAATTTAAGCGTATTTTTGTCACTTTGTGTGAATATATTGAACAATTAGAGACTATTATCAACGAACGGAGGCATAAATGAATTGGGGACCGATAGTTGACAAACTGAAACAAGCATCGACCTGGAAGGGCCTAATCGTACTCCTCGTATATTTTGGAATTACGCAAATTGGCGGTGCGGATCTCGGTCTGCATGGTGATGTTATTTCCGGTCACCTGGCCGACATCGCCGCGGCGCTGTATGGACTGATTGCTATTTTCTGGCAGAAATCGTGACAGCAACAATCATAGAAAAATGGCCCAACATGAGCAATTTACCGGATTGGGCAAACGATGCGATTGAAGAAGGCCAGCTATTCAATGAATGTTTTCGTAGAATCAACACGTTTAAAGAAGCATTGTCAGACATTAAAGCAATAACAGTTAATTATGATGGTTATGAAGACAATATCGAAGGACTCAAGAGTGTCATTGACGATATTGCTAATATCGCTGAGAAAGCTTCCAGATTGGAGTCGTGGGTGGAAACTGTATGATAAATTTCTATTCATACACCGAGTGAAAGGTGCAGAAAATGTCAACAAATCTAAATCCAGAAGAAATTGGAACTATCGGTGGTTTTATAAAAGAAACTATTTTGCCGTCTTTATCCGATGAACAATTATTGAGAGAATTAATCAACAGAAACAAATTGATTTCCACCGGAAGACAAACAACCTACTATTCGAAGCATAAAAGCGCAACTATCGGAATTGGTAAAGACCACACCGCAGAAATTGTTATCGACTTGGAATCATTAAAAGAATTGATGAAATAAGAATATAATTCGTTCCAAAACAATGAAACCAACAGACCACTACCGTAAGCGCATCCAAGAAGGCCACCCAATGACCCCGGCAGAACAACATGAAATGCTCAATGAGATCGACCGTCTCCGAGAGCTGGAGCGCCGGCGGAATTGTGACGAGGTCGGTTCTATCATGGATCGGGCCATCAACGGGATGAATGACCATGGGTAAAATAAGTTATCCAGTTCGATGCAGAATAATTGATGTAGCCGGTATTGAGGTTTATCATGGTGTTGAAGGACAAACACCGGAATACAGCAAGCGCCACGTTGGGAAAACCGGATATGCTCAAAGAATTAAAGACAACGTTCTCATAACCCTTGATGATGGAAATGGACTGTGGGGCTATGAGTGTTGGTGGGAACCAATAACGTGATCCATAATTTACAAACGCTGGTTAAGCCATTTTACAAAGCCTTATTTTACGGTCCCGGTAATGGGCTCCCGACAAACGGATATCGCGGCGTAAATTTGGTAGTGGATGCCGCCGTTTCGTGTTTGTCAATGGTTCAGCAAACCCAAGATTGGCAATCCACGTTTAACCGGCGTCTGTAAGGGGTGGATTGCATGCATGACGATAAAATACACAATAATCTGTGGTAAAGTTTTCAGGTACTTAACAAAATGGACCGGAGACCGCCCAAGCAATGCGAAACGCCATTTAATCCTGTCGCCCCATGAGAAACATATTAATTTCGTTAATAATCCTATAAAAAAAGAGGCCTAAACTATGGCACGACCATCTTCCTTCACCCCAGAAATAGGCGAAATCATCTGCCAGAAAATATCCGAGGACATGCCCCTAACTAAAGTGTGCAGCGAACACGGAATCCCTTCTATTTGGTCTGTTTACCGGTGGATGGAAATGGAAGGGCCGGAATACGATAAATTCCGCAAGGACTACGCGCGGGCAAGAAAAGAGCAGGCCGATAGTTCCTATTACCAAATTCAGTTGATTGAACAGAAAATGCAGCTGCCGCGAAAGATATTAGATAAGGAAACTGGTGAAATGATTTCAAATCCGGATTACATCGACCCCCACACCGGCAGAGTTCTTATCGATTCAATCAAGTGGCGAGCCGGCCGGATGAAGCCCAGCAAGTACGGGGAAAAGATCGACCTGGAAGTCGGCGGAAACGTCAAGATCGTGGTCCAGGACGCTTACAAGCCGGAAGGCAGTGGCAAATCCGGGTAGATTAACTTGTGAATACATCAAATCCAATAGCATTATTTAATGATAACCGCAGTAAACTTAACGTTTTCGGCGGTTTTTTATTTTCCAATCATTTCAATATGTTCAAATGTCGGACCATTTACCTATTATATTTTATCGGACGTTGTGGATACAATGTAGCTACAACGGTTATTTTTCATGGGACCCCTATTCCGGCAGGGATATCGAAGTGGTGGGGGTGGTTTGAATCGGGCGGCGGGACTCCGTGTAATATATACCCTGCCCCACACCCCAAATACCACTTGACATAAAAACCATAATGTATTACCATGCAATAAACAGAATAAGTGGAATACATTATGGCAAAGAAAGCGACGTTTAGTTTGAGTTTGGAAGCGATTGATCATATAAAGAAATTATCATTTCGGTCGTATAAGAGCCGGAGTCGATATTTGAATGATTTGATCCTATCTCAAAAATTACCTTACAATCAATTTGATGCAACGGTCGAGAGTTTGGAAAAAGAGGGGGTGTTAAAGCCCGAGCGGTCTGCAAGGACGACCGATGATGAGATTGCAGAGGCCAACGAGCGTTTGAAGAAAAAGCGTGAGGCCGCCAAAAAGACCAAGATTCCAGGCGCAGCAAAAGCCGCCTCTGATATGAAAGAGGCTTTGAACAATTTCATGCCGTATTCCAAGGAAGCGCAGCTTGGGAAAGGCGGTAAGAAATGAATTTATTCAAGACGTTTTTATACGCAATTTGTTTTACAATGGGGCTTTCGGCTCATTATGTAATAGGATATTTTCTTTACCGATCGGTGGAACGATTTGGCAGGGATAGAAATTCCGGATTGTAAAGATTTGAAATGATGGACCGAACCCTTTTCGAAATAACTAAGTTGCGGCATAGAATAGAGGCGCTTGAGTCTCATGTTTATAAAAGGCAGCGCGATTTGACAAAGGACGAAAAATCGTTTACGATACCCGAAATAGATACTGAATCCGTTCATGGGAGATACAGCCCGGATGAAACAAATTGAATGGATAATGTTGGTTTTGATTATTGCGATGTCGCTGTTTTTGTTCTGGCGGGACCCTGTGGTAAGGTCCGTTGACGGGATCGTGATCGAAAAATATACTGAGATACCTTTGGAATGAAAGAGATTTTGCTACCGCATAAATTCACGCCGAGAAGCTATCAGGTTCCGCTTTTTAATTGTATTGCGAGCGGCATGAAGCGTGGGGTTGCGGTGTGGCACCGTCGGGCGGGAAAAGACAAGACGCTGATAAACATTGTTGCCAAAGAAATGTTTAAGCGGGTCGGCGCGTATTATTATTTTTTTCCAACCTATTCCCAGGGACGCAAGATTTTATGGGACGGCATGGACAGAGACGGTATGCCGTTTTTAGATCATATTCCAAAGCCCGTAAGAAAGGGCAAGCCGAATTCCACCGAGATGAAACTGAAGGTTGTAAATGGTTCGTTGTTTCAGGTGGTTGGATCGGACAACATAAACACTATCGTCGGGACTAACCCTGTGGGGTGCGTATTTTCGGAATATGCGCTTCAGGATCCGCGCGGATGGGATTTTATCAGGCCGATTTTGCTCGAAAATGACGGCTGGGCGCTTTTTAATTTCACACCGAGAGGATTTAATCATGGATGGGAAATATTTGATATGGCGTCCGGAAACGACGATTGGTTTTGCCAGCTTCTAACCGTAAACGATACGAAAAACTCCGACGGCTCACCTATTATAACGGCGGATGCGATACAGTCCGAACGCAACGCCGGCATGTCCGAGGATTTAATACAGCAGGAATATTATTGCAGTTTTGAGGCCTCCATCCCGGGAGCTTATTACGCTTCCGAAATAAGGCTTGCGCGCGATCAGGGCAGGATTTGTTCCGTGCCGGTTGATCCGTCGATCGACGTCAGCACTTATTGGGATATCGGAATCGATGACAGCATGACGATTTGGTTTGCCCAGACCTCCGGACGCGAAGTGCTGGTTGTAAACTACGAGGAATGTTCCGGAGAGGGACTTTCGTATTACGTCAAGATATTAAAGGATTTTTCCAAAAAGTACGCGGTTCGTTTCGAAGAACACGTGCTGCCTCATGATGGTGAAAACAGAAGCCCGCAGACCGGTAAAAGCACGGCGCAATATTTAACGGAGCTATTATCGAATCAGGGTGTTTCGGGCTCTGTGCGCTGTGCCGAGCGTCCCCCGGCGAAAGAAGAAGGAATTGAGGCGGTGCGGCAGATACTGCCCAAATGTGTGTTTGACAAGACCAGATGCTCCAGGGGAATAGATGCACTGACACAATACAGGAAAGAATATGATCCGAAAGCAAAGGTTTATAAGATGCGCCCGGTTCACGACTGGTCCTCTCACGGTGCCGACGGCTTTCAAACGCTTGCGCTCGGACACAAGTTTAGGTCACTTTCGAAGAATTTCAGGCCGAACCGTTCAAAAATAAAGGGAAAATTTTCGCGATGGAGGCGAAGGGCCGCATGATATGGCTGAAATAAATAAACTAAGAAATTGGGTAAAGGAATCCCAGTGGGCATCGTCTGATTGGCGCGCGGACTCGTGGCGCGATTCGGAAATGTACGATGGCGGTGATGCTCAATGGACTCAGGCCGACAAGGACGCCGCAGAAGACGCCGGGATTGATCTGGTCACGATAAACAGGACCTTTCCCGCGGTAAATTATGTTCTTGGCTACGAGGTTTTAAATAAATTCGATATCATTGCCAAGGGCCGCACCGGAAAGGACACCGGAAAATCTCAGGTCGTAACCGAGGGCATAAAGTTCATCATGGACCAAAACGATGGCCCTTTTTTAATATCCGAAGCCTTCAAGGATCAGGTGATACCCGGTTTCGGGTGCCTTTCTCCGTGCCTTGCAAACGATCCGCGCAAAGAACAGCTCTCCTTAAAATATATCGACTGGAAAGAAGTCTGGTGGGACCCCTTTACGTCTCCATGGTTTGGGGGGTTGTGCCGGTACGTGTTTACCCAAAGATGGATGGATCTTGATGACCTTATCGCGCTTTTTCCGGAAAAGAAAAAAGTCATCGACGAAAAATATATGGATCTGAGCGGAAGCTCAAAATACGATTACGGCGGGTACTACGGGGATGAAGCCCAGCTGGTTGAGGACGAAAAAAGAGTTCTGGCAGGTGTGGATTGGGCGGAATCGAGCCGAAAAAGGGTGCGTCCGGTTGAGATGTGGTATCCGGAATACGAAAGGGCGCATTTCGCACTTTTCCCCGACGGAAACGCCATTGAGTTAAAAGAAAACATGCCCGTTATGGAGCAGTACCAGGCGATATCGGCCTCAAGGCATGTCGTATCATCTGTTGTGAAAAAAATGAAGGTTTGTGCGTTCTTAGATGATCTGGTGCTGTATTCCGGGGCAACGCCATACGCGCATGATCAGTTTCCGCTGGTACCCTTTGTCGGGTACGTGGACAGATGGGGGTTTCCCTATGGGATCCCAAGACAGATAAGAGGCCAGGACGAGGAAATCAACAAGCGCCGGTCCATGGCAAAGGCTCTTTTAAATTCAAGGCGCGTGCTTGCCGAAAAAGGAGCCGCCGAGGATGACGAGGAACGCCAGACGCAATATGAGGAGGCACAGAAACTAAACGGATACGTTCTGGTAAACAATGGTGCGCTTTCCGGCAAGAAGTTTATTTTAGTCGATGAAACCACACTTGCACCCTCTCAGGTGGCGATACTCGAAAAAGACGAGCAGGAAATCCGTGAAGTAACGGGGCAGCTGACCGCCGGTATAATTTCAAAGAGCAACCCGCTTTCGGGCCGTGCGATCGATAAGGCCGAGGCTTCGAGCATGGCGCCCGCCCTTGCGTCATTGCTAAACAATCTTAGACGTTCACTTAAAATGATAGGTCAGCAAAGCGTGGCCAACATGCAAGCGTTTTGGCGGTACGAAAAGGTGCTTAGAATCACGGATTCCATGACGAACACTGAGTATTTCAAGATTTTAAACGAGCGCGTGTTCGGCCCGGACGGCAAGGTGATCGAGGTTCGAAACGACATTACCCAGGGAATTTATGATTTAATTGTTTCGGAAGCGCCACAGACCGATACGCTACGCGAAAAGAACATTGAGCTTATCACGGAATGGGTGAAAAAATCACCGCCCGAGGTTATACCACATCTTATCCTAACGGCTTTCGAGCTTTCTAACATTCCGAACAAAGAAAGACTGATAGCGCGAATCAAGCCGCTTCTTGGCGCCGATCCCCGGGAAGAC